GGAATCCACCCTAGATTTGCAGAGTACTACATCCGAACTGTCAGAGGAGATATCAAAGATCCTTTAACTGACTTCATGATTAGTCAGGGCATACCTTGTGAGCCTGCCTTTGGAGCAGAACAGAGTACTGTTGTGTTTAGTTTCCCACACAAGTCACCTAAGAACGTAGCCATTCGTGATCAGGGTACTGCCATAGGTCAGCTTGAACTGTGGTTAACTTACCAACGACACTGGTGTGAACATAAGCCTTCCATTACTGTCTATGTTAGAGAGCATGAGTGGATGGAGGTTGGTGCCTTTGTTTGGAAACACTTCGATGAGATGTCAGGAGTAAGCTTCCTGCCTTACGACAATGGTACCTATAAGCAGGCACCCTACCAGGAGTGTACTAAGAAAGAGTACAAGGCAGCCCTAGCTCTGATGCCTGAGAAGATTGACTGGAGCACATTCAAAGAAGAGGAGGATAATACTGTAGCATCACAAGAGTTAGCTTGTGCTGGTGGTGTCTGTGAGATTGTAGACGTAACATGAGTACTAAACCTATCAATGCCCCAAGAGAAAGATCCTTCTACTCTGCCAAACCTATAACCGATGTAGAAGAATACTGGGCGAATGTTTTAAAAAGGAAGTCGATAATGAACGATGACTACGAAGTAGTAGAGGTGGAACAAGGTGATAAAAGTAACACGATAATGGAAGACCTCTTACACCGACAGAAGATTGAGATGAAGTATCACGATGACCTTGATGGACGTACAGGCATTACCCTGAAGAAGACTTACCTGAACAGGAGTGATGTAGTTGAGGGCTCAGTAGTTACACACCCTGAAGTATCCAGAGTGTTGAAGTTTATACAAGAATCTTTAACCGCACTTAACAAGAAGGAGATATAATGGTAGAACTTTCACGAGTACTATGTAAGCCTAAGATACCTCATCAACTTAAGATGATGGCTAAGAAGATACTTCGTAAGCAGAATGGTTCTGCTGAAGATTGGAGAGACCTAGTAGATCAAACACAAGAGGAGGTAATGAATGTCCCTGACAGTAACTGACAAGAGAAACCTGGCAGTTAATTTGACTAAGTGGTACCTGGAGGATGGTAAGGGTTTAGAATTATATGTTCTTAAGATGCTATCAGGTAGGCTAGAGGTAGATGAAGAAAGTAAACAAGAGATTATAAAAATGTTATCTAGAGTAGAGCTTACAATAGGTAGCACAGTCGGAATTACAAAAGGATTAAAGTATGGATAACCAACCAGATAGAATAGCAGAGATGGTAGCAGGTATGACCTCAAGGCAGGCACGCTTTGGACGAGACACACTTAACTACCACCTACAGATCTTCGATGAGAATAGGGGCGACAACTCAGTTGATACTTATAAATTTCTTATAGAAGAGATTGGGCTGAGCCTTCGTAAAGACTTAGGTATAACTAAGGCAGACCTTGTAGTACCTACAGTAGTAGAACCTAAAGTAAAAGTAGTGGAGATGAAAGTTGAAGAAAGTAAGAGTGGAGTTAAGAGTAAATCTGTTTCATCAAAAGGCAAAAAGGTTTCTTGATGATTGTCTAGCTAACCACACTATAGGGACAGAGTTTTATATAGAAGTCATACAGTCGGGCTACCACCCCTTCACCGACATGGAGATGGAGGATCAAGTCAGAGCCTGCTACGGTAGGCGTAACAGAGAGATACACTTTACAACCCTTGATAAACCAAACGAGTCCTTCCGATGTGCCTCCACCGCAGAGTTACGGAAGCAATCAGAAGAACTCGTTCAAAGGTTCTTTATAGATGGTGATGACTTAGCTAATGGAGAGGTACCACCTGAGGTGTATCACTTTCTCCAGGCTTATAAGGAAAGATCTAAGCAACTTAGTAACTACCTCATCAAGGGAGTAAAGCATACTTAACTACTTCTTTTTATAACCCATAGACTTGGCAGTGCCCACCTTTTTAGTAGTCTTACCCATAGGCTTCTTCTTAGGTGGCCTGCCTCGTGTCTTTCCGTATGTACCCTTACCTTGTGGCATTACTTCTTCTTCCTCTTCTTCTTCGTTGTCTTCTTAAAGGCCTTAGGTGATGTAGCACATGCACACTTTCCCTTAGTTCTCTTAGTTATTTTATCTGATAAACGGTTAATCATATCCCCACCAGTGTTCTCAAACAAGAACGGTAGGAAGGCATGTATCAAGCAGACGACAAGAGCACCACCTATAGTGAATGTATACAGCAGAGCTGATGCTAAGTGTTCCAAGTAAGTTTCTCCTAAAGAGTTTGGATGCTTTGTAAATGATATCTTCATTTCGATTCTTTTGCAACCCCTTTTGTCTTTTCATATGATCTCATAGCACCCATACCTAACATACCCATGAGCACGGGAGTTAACAGAGATGGGTCTACAGTAGGTACTTCATACCAGATAGCTAAGAACTGAGAAAGTATTACATTGTACATCAAGCCTATGCCACAGACCCAACCAACGAAGGGCCTCCATCCACCTATGAACAGAGAGCCTGACTGAGCTTCAGCCTTGTTAACTTCAAGTTGAGCTATAGCGTTTTCAGCAGCTAACTTCTCACTCATAGTATTTATTTCATGGGCAAGCCTATTCGCCTCATCCTTATCAGGTATGAATTTATTGAGCAGTCCAGTGACTGGTCCTATTAGTGATGCTAACATTATTATTCCTTTAAGTAATAAACTATGAGTGGTAGACTAAAGTAAAACTGTCACAGTTGGGGCAAGTAAAGTTACTCACTATTGAATGCTCGTCTTCCACAACACCCTCTCCCTCTTCACAATCGTGATCTCCACCCCAAGTAAGTGATTCGCCACATTGATAACAATCCATATTGTATTCCTCTATATACTAAATACTTGTTATACCACACTTTGAGGTAAAAGTCAACCCTAAATCGTATATACTTTAATTCCCTTAGACTTACCCTTGACAAAGATCTCACTGACAAACTGTAAACTGTAGTCTGTTACCCATGCTTGTCTCTGATCAAGCTCTAACACTGTAGTCTCACTTATAAGTAAGTCTACTTTGTATTCTTTTGTAGAGCTTTCTAATCGTGCTGCTGTATTAACAGCGTCCCCAATGGCAGTGTAATCAAACCTTGTGTCACTACCCATGTTACCTATCACCGCTTCCCCAGTGTGTATGCCTATACCAATTACTATTTCTGGTAGGCCCTGCTCTACAAATTCATTGTTCAGAGCAATCATATTCTCCTGTATTTCCAGTGCTGTCTCCACTGCCCTTGTCTGATGAAAGTCTTGGTCTAGTGGTGCATTAAAGATAGCCATCATAGCATCACCAATATACTTATCTACCATACCACCGTTGTTCTGTACTGCAGACTGTTGAGCAGTCAATGCCCTATTCATTATGTAGGCAACCTCCTCTGGGGGTAGTGTCTCAGACATACTGGTAAAGCCACGTACGTCAGTGAATAGGAAGGTTGCATACCTTTTCTCACCACCAAGTACCAGTAACTCAGGCTTATCTTGTAGTTGTTTAACCTGTCTTGGGTCTAAGTAGTGTTCAAACTGTTTCTTAATCTGTTGTCTTAACTTATACTGCTGCCTGAACCTAAGATAGAATGCAATTGTTGCAGTAATAAACTGACTAATCACTGCCCAGGTTACATCAATTAAGATCCCCTGGTGTATCATGTAAGCTCCTAGGAAGCCCGTCAGAGCTAGGAGAGATCCTACTAGGGTTACCCCCCATGTAATACCTAACAGGTGCAGCAGGGCCCATGTGAGGGACACTGAGACCACCAGTACAACTAACTCTGCAGCTAGGGCATAGTCAGGTATGTAAGGACTGTTAGGAATTAACATTGACTCTGCTAAGGCAGCTTGAATATAGTGTGGCTCTAATAGTCCAACAGGTGTAGCTATTTGAGGCATCACACCATTGGCTGTTACACCTATGAAGACGTACTTACCTAGTACATTAAGCTCCTGTAGTGTAGTCTCCTCTGGCTTAACCCAGCTTATCCACTTACGTCCTAGACTATCTGTCTTAATAGGTGGTAGTCCTCTTACTGCTATCTCCTGGATACCGTTATCATTAGTAGTTATTATATAGCTTCTTGACCCAGTGATAGCCTTGAGTACTTGAGTACCGAATGATGCAACCCAGCCATCAGGGGTTCTAAGTAGTAATGGAATACGTCTTACAAGGTTATCAATTTCAGTAGGGGCAATGGCAACACCCTCCAGGGCTGCAAAAGAAAGTACTCTTAAGTTCTTCTTGATACCTGTGGTAAAGATACCACCGACATCTTCACCCTTAATAACCGTACCCGTAGGCTTAGGATATATACCCTTACCATTCTCAAACATTGCGATCACACTGGGGCCAGAACTTAACTCTACCCCAAAGTCTACATCGCCACCTAGTCTATCTCTCTGTGGAAATGAAATGACCCAGCCTACACCTAGTGCTCCCTTGTCCATAATACTCTTGTGTATCTCTCCAAGTCTCTTCCTGGGGAAAGGGTAACCACCCTCACGTTCTACATCGTCTTCAGTAATACTCAGGATAGTAAAGTTTCCACTAGCCTCAGGGGTTACAGTGAGAGCGTCAAAAGTTCTCAGCTTTAGTACCTCAGTAGGTGTACTCCTCAGTACCAGAGGCAGGCTTAAAACTATCAGTATAAGTAGTATATATTTCTTCATCCACCTTGACTCATTGTGATTGTACTTGTGCCACCACCATTGATAGTAACAGCTCTAGTGACACCGTCTTGGGTGAAGATAACGGTGTAACCTATTGATTTATCTACATCTATTCTTGAAAAGTTACCAACACTTCTCTGTAAAGTTAGTACCTCACCATTGATAAACGTGGTAATTTGTGTATCTTTATCTTGTCCGAACTCAGTACCTGTAATCTTTAGGGAACCTGTACTTGCTAGGACATCCTCCTGCTTGGTAATTGCAAGGGCATCTAATACATTGAGTAAGTCTTCCAGGAAGTTACCATCAAGATAGTTAATATCTAACTCTGTAAACTCTAACTCATCTTCTCCTAAGAAATCTTCTGCAAGGAAGTCTACATCGAGGCCATTAAAATCTAGTATATTAGCTGCTTGAGTAGTTTGATCTTCTATGAACTCAACACTTTCTTTAGGGGGTGTAACTATTAACATGTTGTCTATCATGTCTAGTGACAGGTCCAGTATTACAGGCTTACTAGGAGCTGATTCAAATACTGATACTGTAGTAGCTTCAAAGGGTTTGTTTAGTAGGACACTACCCATTGCAGTAACAACTTCAATCTCTCCACTTGAGAGGCCAAACTCATCAGGCAATAGGATGATAAGACTGCGTCCTAGTTCATCTACTGTTGCAGTGAAGTCAGTACCACGTATGGCAATGTTAGCGGTGGGGGTTTTCAGTGTGATGTTCTGCTTAGCTATCATGTTAAGCTTACCAGTTATAAACCTGGCAGTACCTAACCCGAATGTAAGGGCCATCTTAGACTTGGTGGGATCAGGATCGTATATATATTCATCTATATATAGTTGGGAATGCTCAGTCAATCTGACTACACTATCATCCAAGAAAGTGATAGCCATTCTACCATCAGTGGTAACAGCTTCATCGTTACTCTGGATGGAGAAGTCTAGTGATGCATCATAAGGCTTGTCTCTTAGTACTTGTGCGTTACCATTTAACTCAGACACACCACCAATATTAACATCCGACTGCTGTGCCTTGGTCGTTCTGAATGACACAGACAGTACCATTAGAACCAGTAGAATTAATCTTAACCCAGTCATTGTTTAATGTACTCTGTTGTTGGACATTGAAGGTTCTACTGCCACCAGTGTGATCCAGATAGAAGTATCCACCTGCACTAGCACTGACACCATCACCATTATAGGTAACTGTGTTATCAGAACCATCTATGTCTAGGAAGTTTGTAGCATTATCAATATCAATGTTAGCTGTAATTGTATTGCTTGATCCCTGTACTAACCAGTCAAGGTCTAAGCTGTCTGCTAAGGCTGTCGTAGCCTGATTCAAGACAAGTGTATTACTACTGCCTGTAACCTGTACGTTTTGATTACTACTGTCACCACCATAGGTGTTAGTTGGATCAATCTGTACTGTAAATGTATTGGTACTACCTGTAAAACTATAGAGCCCAGTAAAAGTATCTGCCCACATGTCTCCAAGGAACTTGTTTGTGGAACCAATCATGTTAATGTCTAGGGTCATAGATGATCCATCAAGGTCTAACGCTGTGGGTGTACCTGATATACCTGATAAACCTGTGATTAAGTTACCTGTACCTAGCTGTTCAAAGTCTATGTTTGCAGTTGCACCAGACTGATCTACATATATCTCATTGTCTTGTGCATATGCAGTTACAAAAGTTACAAGGGAGAATAATATGAATAGAGTGGTAATACTAATTAGTTTGTTTGTCATGGGTCCAGAATTTCCTTTTATATCCTACATTAATTAACTCTAAGACAGCACCTTCTATTGCCATCATCAAGCTTACTGTTACTGAATCGTTACGAGAGTTTCCCACCTCTATCTCAAGGAGTTCAGTACCCATTTCCAGGAAGATAAATACATCCTCTGATTGACCATAGCTGAATACAGTCTTATGAGATAGAACTTCCACAAGGATCTCCCCTGTTGCAACCGACACCATCCTAAGAGATACTGTCACGTTGTCTTCACGGTACTGGATACTCTTACCTATACCCAGATACCTTGCTCCGACACCACCTGTAGTCAGGTTTGTATCGTAAGCGATAACTGAACCCTCAATCAATACACCTGCAAAGAGTAGTGGCTGAAGAGGGTTACTTGTTTCTTTAAATTGTTCACGTGCAGAGCGTATAAGTTGACGTTCTTTAGTTAGATTATCAAGGCCAACTCTCTCTACTACTCTGAAGAACTCCCCCTTACTGGCATGTTTCAATGCTCTAATAAGTAGAGCTCCAGGGTCCTGTGTTACAGCTGTACTGAACAATGCAAACTCTGAGTTACTAGCTCTCTGTCCTGTCTGATCCGTAAAGGATGAACGATAGACAGCCACAACAGGTTTAACTGTTGGAGCTGGTGCATTAGTTAGAGCCTCAGAGTGTAACTCCTGTATCTTTACTACGTTGTTTGCTTTGTATCTCTGCTCATAAGTGTCATCGAACTGGTCAAAGGCAACACAACTAGAAAGTAAAAGACCCGATAGGCAAAGAAATATCAGTCGTAGTTCCATCCGAATCAACCACCGTTAATGTTATAAGTTCACCATTACTACTATAAGAAATAGTGTTACCTTCAAGCTCTATACTGCCTGTTGTGCTTGGTGTTTCTCCAAAAAGATTATCTACCATCTGTCTTGACAACTGTGCATAAACACGACTTTCAAGGTTGCGAATAAAACGAGCTAGAGTTGTATTATCTTTATCTCTTTCTATCTCATCTACTAAAGCCTGTACTTCTTCTTTAACAGTCATAACCCTAGTGTGTTCTTGGTTCTCAATAGTTAGGTAGTGACTAGAGGTATTGATACCACTGAACGCAGGCGACTTAAACTTATGGATGATAGTATCCGCTAAGGCTGTCTCCACACAGAATATTACCACACCAAGGATGATGGTAGTTAAAAGGATGTCCCTTATCGCATTAAACATTATCTTCATACTGATCCTGTACCTGTATAGCTGTGTTAAGTTTCTCTTGTAATCTAATCATATCTTGGTCTAGTAACCTTAGTTGGTCTGTTAAACGTATAATAGTTACCTTCATATCCTGTACTGCAGGGTCTATCACATTAGTAATAGTCTGCCAAACAAAGTATACAAAGTAACCTAAGCCACCTGCCATGACAACAGGGAAGCCAAACTCAGAGACTATCTTTACAATATCCATTAGTCTCGCCTTGCATCTATCTTACCATCCTCAACAAAGTTCTCAGCCCTGGCTATTCTTCCAAGGTCTATAGGTATTCTCAATGCAGAGCATATAGTTGTATCAATCCTAATCATATCATTATTCATGATACTAGCTCTAGTTATTAACATCTTAGATATAGATTGTACTGTTTTAATCTCATTGACTAAACCAGACATCAGTTGTTTCATGACTAAGAAGATGAAGTAACCCATGACTAACCCACTTGCTATGGGTAGCCCAAGGTCACGCACCAGACTGAATAACTCCATAGTTAATTAGTCCTTTTGGTTGTGGGAGCTAACTTATCCCAAGCTCTCAAGTCTTTGTTCGAGTCCATCTTATCAATGTTTTTTATAAATCTTTCAATTGTCATGTTTTGGGCACTTTTATAAGTTCTAACCTTGATTAGTTTTTGATCGGCAGTGAGGTTGGTACTGTTGTTGGCCTGGTTTATCTTCATGTCAAGGTCTCGAACAGCATCCAGAACTCTTCTAATGTATGGTGAAGAGGCCTTTAACATCTTTTCATTATCATCATAGTCTCTCCTCTTACTGTCACCAAAAGTTCTAAGAAACGTACTAGTATTCTTGTTACGGGCTGTTCTATACTGACTTGATAGGGCTTGCATCTCATATACAAAAGACTTATAACCCCTACCTGCTATACTACTATCATAGAAAATAGCTGCAATTTCTTCTGCTATCCACTTACCGAAGTTAGCCTGTCTAGACTTATCACCTATAGCTGTTGCAGGGAGGTCACCTCTTCCATCTTCTCTAGCCCACCAATCTAAACTATTCTTCACATATTCTGCTGCACCAACTAGTAAATTCTTTGTAAAATACTCTGCCTGAATAGGGGTGAAGAGAGCGTCAGGGTGCCCGAAGAGGCCATCAAGCTTCTTACTTGCATTAGAAAGCCAAATGGCAGCAGCCCCTGTAGTTGGATTAATCATATCTTCTTTAAAAGGACTGTCCTGTTGACCTGGTTGTAGGATAGGGGTATCGAACATACTCTTATTTCGTATAAGATCTACAGAGGGAGATAACAATGAAGGGACTACACCGTAAGCACTCATAGGTGGGATTAAACCCTGGAAGGTATCAATCAATAGTTTACTTGAGGAGTCATTTTCTGCTCTTCCAGCTACTAAGTTAAAGGCCCTCGACAGACTACCAGAAATAACTTGAAGTTCATGGACAGCAGGTATGACCATCCAAGGTCTATCCTTATCCCTTTCGGGGGGTTGACCCTGCATTCCACCAGCAACCCATTTAACAAAAGCTTTTGATTCTACATTAGGAAGGTAGATCCATAAACGTCTTTCTTCTTCAGTCTTGTCTGCCCAATCAGGGTACATTGAATTAACAGCATTCATTGAGTTTAACATTGCACCCATTGCTCCTATGTAGACAGAAGACTTAAGAGGATTATTTACTATCACTTCAGCAGTCTTACTCATACCTAGGTAGGTAGGCCTGAAGAAGGCTTGCATGTCTGTGAAAGTTCTCCATGAAGATGAAGTACCAGTCTTAGCAAAGTTAACTGATGTGTCATTGGCAAAGAATGTAGCCAGTTGAGGAGACATACCAGCCTTCTTAGCAACCATATACTCACCAACTCGACTTGCCATCTCAGCATTATTAATAAAGTTTGTCCAGTTTCTAACTGTTCCACCTGCAAGTTTACTTAAGAAGTTACCCCTCTCAGCTTTACTAATTTCTTCAGCAGTGGCCCCAGCAGCTGCTAATCTGTCTAGGCTCTTCATCTTTTTACCAACTTCAGTTATCTGTGAGCCAGCTTGGAAGCCTGAGTCAGCCATCTCTTTTATAACCTTGCGATTAAAGACTAGTGTAAATAGACCTTGTATCGATCGACCCCTAGGTAACATACCTATAGGTGATGCAAACTCAGCAAAGACACCATCACGTATGAATGATTTTATTGCAAAGGGAGGAACCTTAGTAATTGCACTTGTAAATATACGTGTAGGTTTTGCCAACATCTCAGCAAACTTAACAAAGCCTTCAGCTAAATCATCAACACCTCCTTCAATAGGAGACCTAAGCTTTACAAGTCTTTCTAATGCTGGGTCTATAATTTCGTAGGCTCTTACCTTACCTTGGTCAAAGAAGATGTCAATAACCTTTGAGTCTTTGCCTTGAGACACTGCTTTCCTGTGCATACCTATAGCCTGAGTTCTTATCTGTTGCCAAGTCTTACCTTCTTTACTAATCTTTGAGCCATAACCTTTTACAATTACATCAATGTCTACTTCGGTAGCTATCCTATTTGCAAGGGCCCTAATGTTAGGTGAACTGCTTTCATTGGCAGCTTTATTAATCATCTTGTATCTTGCTGCCTTAATTATATTATCATCACCCTTATGGATTACAAGGGAGACCTGTTCAATGATATCTGTATAGGCATCCTTCAGAGTCTTCTCTGTACCTGATAGGTAATTATAAGCACCACGAGGACCTGATTCTTCTGCAACATGACGAGGGATATAAACAAACTCTCCTTCAGCGTTAGTGGCTGCTTTGATCATCCTACGAACATCTTTAGTACTCTTCTCTCCTGCAGCTTGACTGTACTCAAGAAGGTACTTCATTAACTGTGAGAACTCTGGTAACGCTGCTTTGTACTGTTCATTTAAATTACCCCTTGCAATTATCATTTCCAGTTCTTCTTTTGGAATGGGGGATGCATACTTGTGTTGGATTAAGTCATTGTGAATCTTTTTGGCACGAACATAACCTAGGAAACCATCGAAGGCTTCATCACTCATGCCAGATTCTTTTTGAATGTTACCTAGGGACTTGGCACTACTAATCCTAATTGATCCATCTATAGTAGGAAGGGAAGGAGTAAACTGAGACAAGGGAGTATCAGCCTTAAGAGCACCAGTAAGTCTAGCTGTAATTCTTTGGAGAGATGTAGTTGATAGTATATAAGAACTCTGTGATAGGTCATCAAGATACTCCTTAGCAGCACCCTTTGCATAAGCCCTTTCAATTGCCTTAGCAGATCCTCCTACTCCAGTAAGAAGATGTTGTAGTTCTGCATCAATCTTAGATGAATCTTCCAGGGCAACTCTGAAGAACTCTTTTGTACGGCTCATAATAACAGACTTACCTGCTCCCTGGTTGGCAAGTCTTTTTGAAGCTAACTTATCAGCTTCTTCAAGTACTTCTCCAAAGGCACGGCCAGATAGTTCCTGTATCTTACGATCTAGAATACCTGTTTGTTTCCAACCGTCTACTACAACAGCAGCATTATGAGCATCCATAGGTATTTCTTTACCAGCTTTACCTGTAAAAGTTAGTTGAGTTTGTGTCAGGTTACGAGCATAGATTTCCTTACGTAACTGAGTATTCCCTTTGACAAAGTCATCGACTTCTTTCAGGGAGGCCTTAGGGTCAATTGATTTTAAGATCTGCTCTAAGGTAATTTCAGGATCACCAATTCGTGCAGTAGTCACTCTTGATACAGCTTCTCCAACGGTTAAACCCTTTTCAGATATGAGATAAGCCTCAAGCCTTTGTTGTTGGCTAAGGATATTGTCGGAACTTCCAGTCATAACACTGGAAACATATTCTATATGTCCTGCAGTATATCTCTTGGCAATCACACTTCCCACTCTTTGCATTAGCGCACCGATGCC